GTTGGTGTTTCCATAACAGGTAACATAATATTCTCCTAATAAATATAAAAAACTGAATTAACTAGAACCACCTTCCAAAGCGTTCTGTTGTCCAAGTAATCCGCCAACAAAATTTGCACCTTTTTGCACAATATTTTGATCCTGATACCAATTCCTAAATGTAAAGGTTACTGGTATTCTAACAAATTGTGTATTGGACCATGCTAATGATGCAGGTGCCATTGATCTTGGCCATGCTTCTTCGATAATCCATTTATTCGTTACTTCGTCTTTTTGGTTCAATGAGTATAATTCTATTTGACATGTATAATCTTCATAGGGAAGAACATATCTTTTTTCTGGATTTACAATTTTGCGCATCCATGTGTCAAAATATTTCTTTACCGCCCAGTCGCTGTTGCACAGAAATGTAAACGTTGCAGATTCTCCATTGTAGTCTAGAAACGTTGCACGATTTTCAACTCGGTTATTATACTTGTATGGTTTAGATCCCATCATTAATCCAGGAAATATTGCTTCTTCACACATAAGTGAAATGTTTTGTGTATTACCATTTTCTGGAGTGTTTTTCGATCCAGCAAGAACCTTCGTCGCGTCGTTTATACTAAAATTTAAAACTGGGATTTCAGTATCTAAAACTGCATTCACGATGGTATTTGCTACACCATTCAAGCATTTCGGTGTTCCGATAATTACTTCGAATCTGTGCGATCTTGCCAAATCCTTGGTGCCAACTTCTGCGAGAAACTCTTTGAGTCCTTGTCCTGCCATTAGTATTTACTCCTCGAGTCTCTGAATACTTCTTCTTTTGTTTTTTTCTGGAATGCTTCAAGGGGTAGAAAAATGGCACTTTTCCAGTCAGAGGGATTTATCTTCATAAATCTTGATTGAACATGTGTAGTTAAATAATGTTTGATACAAGGTTTTACTTCTTTAGCACTGCTTATGCCTTGTAACATTTGATACGACATTCTAATTTTAGTTGTGGGTGTAAAGGTTTTCGAGTCTGCAAATTTTAGCAACTCACCAAGAATCTTTCCTCTAACTAAATATGGTGCATAATGTAAATTGATTCCATAAAATCCTCCAGGTGCTGGACCGAATGGCAGCACTAACGGGAAAGCATCATAGAATGGTAATTCGTTTTTCCATTTCGGATCGTAATAGTACATATACATCGAACCAATTTCGATGTTTGACTTTAGTTCTCCAATATCAGATTGCATTGCTGTAGTCGACGATAAACTCGCGCCGACTAGTTTTTGAGCATTGCGCATATACCACCAGATAGACTTTTGCCCATCTCCAGCTTTAGCACGAAGGTTTTCGAACGGATTTGCCATAATAACTATTTATTCGTTATTCCCAATTCTTTTTCAGTTAATATAAGAAATTTCCAGGTTCTATCAAGGCAGAACTCGGTTGCTGCTTTCCACTTTGCTTGATTCACACCCCACGTCATTACTTCTTGAAGAAACTGTTTTGTTTTTCTTTTTGGGATTTTTGGTTCCCGTGTAAACTTGGCGGGTTTAATTTCGATCAAATAACGTTGATCATTGACTTTGATATAGAAGTCGACGAAGTATCTGTGGACTCTCCCATCAACAGGGGATCTATATGGTATCGCAAGTTCTTCTGATCCCCACTCGGAAACACTATCATTTGCATCACACCACTTCATAAACTTTAATTCATAACTTGAACGGAAAATGATGTTGGTCGGATCCCCAATATACTTATTGGGTTTTTGAATATTGTATCTACCTTTTAGGGAATCTCTTGAATAAACCATATAAATATAAGAAAATAACCAATCTAAGGGATATTTATAAGTGGCAGAAACGAACGAAGCCTTTGTTGAACCAAAAGATACTGCGAGAGAATCCTATACTCAAAAATATGGAATAGGATCTGGTGGATTGCTTCGGTATCCACTTGACTTGGTTGACCAGTCTCCGCATTACATTATCTTTTACCCGCTGGTAAGAGAAGGTTCACGATTGGGTGAAAATTTTAAAAACTCAGGCGGACAGGTCTTTGATCAGAGTGCAGAGAACCGACAGCAACCAAAAAATGCGACTGAGCAATCTGCTGCTCTTGGCGCAGGTATTGGCGCTGGTCTTGGTATCGCTGAACAGTTGACCAACGGTGGAGGCAAAAATGCAGGTGGGGTGAGTCTTCTTAGTAAACTTGGTAGTGTAGTTGCTAAAACCGTTGGGGGAGCAATTGCTGGCGGCGTAATTGGTAAATTATCAGGAAGTCAGGAACTATATACGGGTGCTGGTGGGATTGCTCTGCAGATGCCTGAAAATAAAATGTCTTCTGGGTATAGAGCAACATGGGAAGCACAAGAAATGGGTACGTTACTCGGCGCGATCGGTGCTGGTAATAGATCTTTATTGGGGGCAGCGAATCCATTAAGTCCAGATAATATGAAATTGGCGCTACGTTCTGGCGGCAAACTTTCGAAAGTTTTGAGTGATAATGCTTTGGATGTTAATAAAGTATTAGAATCTAATACTAAAAGTGTGCCAAATCCATATAAAGAACAATTCTTTAAATCAATGTCGAATAGAACATTCATGTTTGAATACAATTTCGCTCCGAGAAGTTTAAAAGAAGCAGAGACAATTTTTACTCGTAGATCTGGTGGGGGTGGAGATAATATGGGAATTATTCAAAAGTTCGCATATCATATGCACCCAGAACTTAGAGACTCTGGGTACTTCTTTAATTATCCTTCAGAATTTTCTATCGTTTATTATCATGCAGGAAAAGAGAATCCGTTTGTTCGTAAAATTTCTACGTGTGTTCTAACTAATATGACAGTAGACTATGGTAGCGACACTGGATTTACAACGTTTCAAGAAGGTATGCCAACACATGCTACTATGCGATTAGAATTCTTAGAACTAGAACTGATGACCGCACAAAGAGTTTATCAAGGATTTTAAAATGTATTTTAGACAATTTCCAGTACTACGAGGAAAGTTCGATGGCAAATATAAGGGTGTCACGGATATTTTCTTGCGTGTCGCACCACAAAATCCTATTAAAAAAATAGAATTTTTAGAAACAACTTATGTCCAAGATGGAGAAACTCCAGAATTACTGGCGTTTAAAATGTATGAACGAGAAGACTATCATTGGATTCTAATATTGATCAATAATATCGTTGATGTTCGTGAAGAATGGCCGAGAAAAGAAAGAGATCTTTATTCTTATTGTTTAGAAAAGTATGGCGAGAATAATATCTATCAGGCAGTGCATCATTACAGAACGACAGATATGCTAGAATCACAAGGTGTTCCGAAAGGAATTATCGTTGATTACGATGGAGCAAAGATTTCATCTGGTGAACATGAACCTGTTTCAAACTGGGATTATGAATTTGAATTGAACGAAGACAAACGAGAAATTAAGTATATCCCTAAGAATTTAGTTGGCAAATTTGTTTCGGAATTTCAAAGAATAATTAGAGCATAATATGGCGGATAATTCAAAATCATTATCAAATCCTGGTGACGTAACATTTAAGACTGTTGAGATTCAAAGTGTCAACGGTGACGTTCTTGACATCAAAAGTTTTGTTGTCGAACTAAACATCTATGAGGATATATTCTCAAACGCACTACAGGGTGTTTTGATGATTGTAGATTCGAAAGAACTTATATCTGGTCTACCTCTTGTGGGCGACGAACTGTTAAATCTTTGGATACAAACTCCAACCTTTGGCGATGGATACGAAGACAGTATCAAAAAAACTTTCTCAATTTATTCCATTAAGAATAGAATGCTTAATGCCGACCGCGAACAAATGTATTCATTATACTTTTGTTCTATGGAAGCAGTCAGTGATAATGTCACACAAGTCAGTAAAAAGTATGAGGGTACTACCGACGAAATTGCAGACAAACTGTATACGGAGTATCTAAAACAAAAACGTTGTTTCGGTGGTATCGATAACAAAGACGAAACTCCGATGATTATCGCGGATACTCCGCATGAAGGTAAGATTGCCTTCGTAGCAAATATGTGGTCTCCATTTCAGTGTTTAAATTATGTTGCGCAGAGATCTATCGGTGCAAAACAAAAGGGTCCCAGTTTCTTATTCTATGAAACGAAGATGGGATTTTACTTTACTTCTATTGACAATTTAATCAAAAGTCAGTTAGATCTTAGTTCCATATATGCAGAATATGTGTTTTTACCAAAACCTGTTGATCCTACAATTGAATTAAAAGATGACGAAACATTACACACGGTGAAACCTGGATTGGACAAGGGATTCAGTACTGTATCTGATATTCGTTTTAGTGAACAGATCGATATTTTGAAGTCTCAAGACAATGGAAGATTTGCCAGTACTACTACAGTTTTTGACATTATGATTAAAGAAGCAACTAATAGACCACACGATTATTCATATTCATATCCTGATATCATTCATATGGAAAATTATCGAGTTGAAAACGGAAAAGCAACATTTGATGAGAAAGCAAAGGATAATATGACATATCCTGCGAACGTAACTCGTTCTGCATTGTCTAAGCGTTTCTTCCGTCCTGTGCATAGAAAGGTTCTCACTACAAGTGACGATGAGATGCTAGATTATGCGCCAGATAAATGGTTGGGTATGCGTCAAAGTGTTCTTGAAGATATCTCTGGATTGCGTATGCATATCACGGTTCCTGGAAGAACGGATGCTGAAGTTGGGAAGATTATCAATTTCAAATATCCTAAAGTTGGAGATGGTGCAGATAAATCAGATCCGAAAAACCAATGGGATCCTTTCATTTCTGGTGTTTGGATGATCACTGCTATTCATCATAAGATTTCTCCAGTTGCACACAATATGATTTTGGAAATTGCTAAGGATTCGTTCCACACGTCGTTCCAATCGATCGCTCGTGCACCAAACCCAACTCCTCCTGCTGCGGATGATACCGAGGCACAACAAGAACAAAATGGTACACCACCAGCATCTCCTGGTCCAGTAAACACAAAGGGATGGACTCACCCGACTGGTAAACAAGGAAAAGTTTCTAGTAAATTTGGACCAAGGAAGCAACCGAGTGCAAAGGGTTCATCTGGGCACAAAGGTATTGATCTTGCACTGACAACAGGAAGTGTAATTTATGCAGCTAAGGATGGTAAAGTTACAAGATCATACGTTAGTAGTTCATACGGTGAGGCAATCTATATTGATCATGCTGGAAATTATCAAACAAGATATGCACATGGAGTAAAAGGTTCTAGATTAGTAAGAGAGGGAGATCCAGTTAAAGCAGGTCAACCGATTATGAAAGTCAATAGCACTCCTGGACCAGAAGTCGTTACAGGTCCACACTTACACTTTGAGGTTCTTTTGAATGGAACCCATGTTGACCCTGCTCCCTATATTTCGTGAGATAAAAAATGACAGATAATTTCTTTTCAAATAATGATTCAAACTTTTATTGGTTCTTCGGATGTGTCGAAGATCGTGACGATCCAATGCGCATTGGTCGAGTAAAACTGCGAATTCTTGGTTATCATACTGATGATAAAGAGCAGTTACCAACTGCCGATCTCCCATGGGCAATGCCAATTATGCCAGCGAATAGCGCAGGTACTTCTGGTATTGGATGGTCGCCGACTGGTCCAGTAGAAGGTACTTGGGCATGGGGATTCTTTATGGACGGAGCAGAAGGACAGCAACCCGCATTCGTTGGAACAATTAACGCTGTTCCCGAGAGTAATGGTAGTGGTGGCGGGGGAGGAGACGGGTCAGGTAACTCACCTACCTCTGGTGGTAGTGATGGTGGTGGTGGTTCTAATAAGGTTGACCCTGCTGCTCTAGAAAAGTTGAAGAATTGTAATTGTAGTAGTTTTGCTAAAAATATTATTGCAAAAGGCAATAAATCAAATATCAATCAGATCATCAAGGCATGTCAAGCAGCAGGATATGGTAACAATGCAATTGCTGCATTTCTGGCAATCGCTGGTGTCGAATCCGCGTTTAGTCCTATTGCTGAAGATACAAGATGGTCAGTTGCTACGATGATGAAGAATTTTAAGAAAGTACGCAATAGAGGTGAACCATTTGCTCGTCAATTAAAAGCTGCGGGTCCAATTGCAATGGCAAACTTTATCTACGGCGACACAAGTAAAAAACTTGGTAATGCTAATTGTGACACCATTACTACAACTCCATTAGATGGATATAAATTTCGCGGACATTCTTTTGTGCAAATTACTGGTAAAGACGCATTTGCAAAAATTGGAAAAATAATTGGAGAAGATCTAGTATCTAATCCACAAAAAGTAAATTCTAGTGTTGAATTTAGTGCGAAATGTTGTATTGGATTCTATCAGTCTAAAGGTGTTAAAACTTCTTCTCTCACAGGTGATAATGCTATTGAAATTTTGATTACAAAAACTGGTCTTGATATCAATAAGAATCACCAGCACAAGAGAGAATTGTATAAGTGCTTTATGGAAAACTTTACTAAGAATGGGAACTTTATCTAATGTTGGATGTTCTGCTCAAGCAAGATTTATCTAAAATTCTAGATAATACTAAAATAAGCAAGGTTCTCTCCGAGACAGAAGTTAAGCAATTGATGGGATCTATTGCGCACGATGTTGGCGGTGGTTCACACTCTACAATTTCAGATAGTGGTAAACTTGGCGCATACGGGTTCA